CAGCCTGATAGTGAATATATGTACATGCCCGGTGATAATTTTAAAAATTGGATAGAGAAAAATATACCACTAGAGTTACCTAATGATAGTACGCAACATGAAGGTAATAACACAGATTTTTATACCTGTGGCAATCCAGCCTGGTATGCTCGTACAAAGTATAGTATTGTGTTAGAAACCTATTGGGCTCACACACAGTTTTTAACAGAAAAAACATTCAAGCCTATTATCGCTAAACATCCCTTTATTAACTTGGGAAATAGATCAAATGAACTGTTACGTAGTTTTGGATTCGATACCTTCGATGATGTATTCAGCACTGAACACGATTATTTGCGGGCAGCAAAAAAGATTGAATTTGTAGTTGAACAACTTAGAGATGTAGATATAGATCCTCATCGTTGTGAATACAACTATGCAGTAGGGCAAGACCTGCTTAGACAGGCTGAACTTGAGCAGAAACATCTTGCTAAACAAGTGGCAGATTTGCTATAATACATTATGAACTCTATTCAGCAAGTGGTATTTGATAACCTGCCGCGAGTAAAACGTGCGCCTAGTGGGTGGCATAGTTTTAACGCTGTCTGCTGTCACCATAATGGTGAGGGTATTGACAAACGTGGTAGAGGAGGTATCATCACAGATGGTGAAAGTATCAGTTATCATTGCTTTAACTGTGGCTACAAAACAGGATGGAAGCCTGGTAGACACATCAGTTATAAGTTCCGTAAACTACTTGACTGGTTAGGCGTTGACGAGAACGAGCGTCAGCGACTAGTAGTTGAAGCACTACGCATCAAAGAAACTGTGGTCATACAAGAAGAAGATGAACCAGAATTTACGATCGAGTTTCCTGATCGTAAACTGCCAGAGGGTTGTATGCCATTGGCAGACGCTCCACAGGAAATACAGGATTACGCACAAGCACGGTGTATGCCGGGGGGAGAGCTACTGTGGAGTAATACCAGACCTGGCAGGATGTATCGTCGTATTATTATACCCTGCACATGGAATGGGCGTGTCATAGGATCAACAGCAAGAGGTATAGACGACGATACTCGCCCCAAGTACTTTAACAACTACGAGAACAATTATGTTTATGGAATTGATCGTCAGGTAGACTCAGGCAAGTTTAGCATAGTCTGCGAAGGTATCATTGATGCAATGACTATAGGCGGTATTGCTACACTTACAAATCGCTGTAACGAAACGCAGGCTCAGATCATTGATACAGTGGGCAGAGAAATTGTACTAGTACCTGACAGGGATAGTGCAGGGCAGGCACTGATTGACGATGCACTGGAGTATGGTTGGAGTGTAAGTTTTCCTGATTGGGAATCAGACGTAAAAGATATCAATGCGGCGGTAGTACGCTATGGTAAACTGTACACATTAAAGAGTATTATAGACGCTAAACAAACTAGTAGGTTGAAGATAAACTTGATGAGAAAGCGATGGTAGGATTACATATTGAAGCTACTAGCAGATGTACACTTGCATGCCCGCGTTGTGAGCGTACAGTGTTTATGGAAAAGTTTGGTAAAAAGAATTTTGATATTGTAGATTTAAATATAGAGCGTTTCCAACAATTTGTTGACATGCCAATAAACACAATAGGGTTTTGCGGTAATCTGGGCGATCCAATTTATCACAGTAATTTTTTAGAACTTGTTTCTATAAGCAAAGCAATGTGTACCTCTGTGTCCATTGTTACAAATGGTAGTAGGAAAAGCAAGGACTGGTGGCAACAACTTGTTAGTATATTAGACAATACTGATACTATTACGTTTAGCATAGATGGTACACCTGAGAACTTTACTGATTATAGAATAAATGGTGATTGGGACAGTATAAAAACTGCTATAGAAGTATGTGTGGATAGTAAGGTGAAAACAATTTGGAAATATATACCTTTTAAATTTAATGAGAATGATATAGATAGTGTTAAAATTTTAAGTGAGCAACTTGGCATAGACAAATTTCATGTTGAGTACAGTGATAGGTGGTTAATCAATGATCCATTACGTCCTAGCGACGATTTAATAGGACTGAGAGATACAGTACAGCAAGAATATAAAACGAAAGGTATTAAGTCATTTAGCATAGATCCAAAATGTGTTTCTGATAAAGAACATTTCATAAGTGCTGACGGTTTTTACGCACCTTGCTGCTACAGCAAAAATTATGAATTTTGGTATAAAAGCGAATGGTGGAAAGATAAAATGAGCATACAGGATTATACTTTGAGTGAATGTATTAGTAGATTTAAAAATTTTTATGCTACAATACAAGATACAAGGCCTAATTATTGTGTGTTCAACTGTGGAAAATGCTAGATGAATATTTGGATTTCATTTTTGCCTGGATCTGCTGGCAGTATAATAGAATCTATTTTACGTACTTGTACTGACCTTAAAACTCCCAATAGCACTAAAGTTAAAATACTAGATCATACGGAAAGTCATAAAGTATATGGTGCAGTAACAGGACATGGATTTGCAAAACAATGGCACCCGACTAGTAAGGAAGCACTTTATAATCCTAGTTATGAAGTTGGTGAAGATAATATCTTTACGCCTATTGTACCAGTTTCAGACCTATTAGGCTCTGAGACTTTAGAATATATAAGAAAAACATATGATGATACCAATATGTTTTATTTAGGACCCAATACAGGCAGTGAAGAATTTGCTGCAATTACTTTGAGCAAAACCGGAATAAAAAAATATATTGAGGATCTTAGATCTGGCGGTATGAATGAAAATTACAGATGGAGTGACACCGAATTGGATAAATGGGAACTAAGAGAATATCTTAGTTTATCATGGATGCAATGGTGGATGCCTCAAATGCCAGAACAATGGGACACAGCTCAACAGTTGGGTTTTGTTTGTTATGATACAATGTATATTTTCGAAAACCTAAGAACTGTAGTTTTAGACATAATAGATCATATTGGTTGTAAAATTATAGATGGACCACTATTTGCTAAACTTACAAAAGAATGGCAGGAGGGTCAGGATCTTATTTGGCAAAAATGGGAAAACTATGTAAAATATAAAGATACTATCTGTGGCAAAGCTAGCCATGATGTACATTTGTTTGATGAAGTTGGGCTTGAGTCAATGATACAATATCAGTTACGAGAGCAGGGTATTGAGTTAAAATGCTGGAACTTAAATACATTTCCAACAAGCGGTAGGATAGAGGATTTTTATGAGTAGAGAATATACACCAGATTTACAAAAACTGTTTTTAGAAATGATGATGCAGGATGCACAGAACTATGTGCGAGTGCAGAACATCTTTAACGCAGAGAACTTTGATCGCAGTTTGCGTGACGCAGCAGAGTTTATCAAGGAGCATTCTACAAAGCATAGCACTATGCCTACGTATGAACAGTTAAACGCTGCTACACACCTGGACGCAAAGCCTATCCCAGAGATGGCAGAAGGTCATAATGATTGGTTCCTTGAAGAGTTTGAATCGTTTACCAAGCGTCAGGAACTGGAACGTGCAATTCTTAAAGCAGCGGACCTATTGGAAAAAGGCACGTATGATCCTGTAGAGAAGCTGATCAAAGACGCAGTGCAGATTAGCCTAACCAAAGATATGGGCACAGACTACTTTGATAATCCTAGAGAACGACTTATGGCACTCAAGGACAATAACGGACAGGTAAGCACAGGTTGGCCTGCACTGGATCGTAAACTGTTTGGTGGTATGAACAAGGGTGAGCTAAACATCTTTGCAGGTGGCAGTGGTAGTGGTAAGAGTTTGTTTATGCAGAACTTGGCTGTTAACTGGGTAACAGCAGGTCTTAATGGTGTATACCTAACACTAGAACTTAGTGAAGGGTTGAGTGCTATGCGTATTGACAGCATGCTTACAAACGTCAGTACTAAGGAAGTATTCAAAGACTTAGACACTGTTGAGATGAAAGTTAAGATGGTGGGTAAGAAAGCAGGCAAATTTCAGATCAAGTATATGCCAGCACAGAGCACAGTAAATGATATACGTGCTTATCTCAAGGAACTGGAGATCACAAAAGGGATGCGTATTGACTTTCTATTAATTGATTATTTGGATCTGCTAATGCCAGTTAGTGCTAAAGTTAGTCCAAATGACTTGTTTGTTAAGGACAAATATGTAAGTGAAGAACTACGCAATCTAGCAAAAGAACTTAACACAATCTTTGTAACAGCATCGCAGTTGAATCGTAGCGCAGTTGAAGAGATTGAGTTTGATCACAGCCAT